TTATTAATCCAAGTGTGTATAATCGTGTTTGGAATGACCGCTGGCTAAAACGATACGCTACTGCTTTGATTAAACGCCAATGGGGAGAAAACCTTAAAAAATTTGGTGGTATACAGTTACCAGGTGGTGTTGTATTGAATGGTGATAAAATCTTTGAAGAAGCCATGCAAGAAATTGATGACCTTGAAAAAGATATGGAAAATAATTATGGAGGCGTGGTAGAATTTTTCATGAATTAAGGTAAAACTCTAATAGACCAAAAATAACGATAACAATGAAAATAGGTACCTAAAATCGCCACCAGTCAATATTTTAACAATTACAATTCTCGATATACCGAACAGCGTTTGGTGGAGGATCTTATTGTCGAATCCATTAAAATTATGGGATTTGACGGATATTATCTCTCAAATGATAACGATCAAGCCAGAGACCTTCTGTACGGTGAAGATCCAGTTAAAAAGTTTCAGTCAGCATTTCCTGTGGAATTTTATCTTTCAGAAGCACTCAACTATACTGGCGAAAAAGAATTCTTTTCAAAGTTTGGTCTTGAGATTAAAAATCACACTAAAGTTATTGTATCAAGAAGATCCTTTTCACAACGAGTTCCACAAAACACATTCACACGACCACGAGAAGGTGATTTAATTTATGTACCTTTTTTAAATGGTACTGGTGAATTATATGAGATTACCTTTGCTGATCAAGATAAAGACTTTCATGCACTAGGCCGTGTTATTCCTTATTTCTATGAATTACATCTTGAGAAATTTAAATTCTCTAGTGAACTCATTGCAACAGGTGTGGAAGACATTGATGAGTCAGCAAGACAAGCTACATACTCCATTGAACTCGATCTTGGTGCAGGATCAGGCGACTACCGATATGGTGAAGTTGTGTATCAATCTGCAAACAATCAAGCAAACGCATCGGCTGTTGCAATTGTTCAAACTTGGATTAAATCAGCCAACACACAAACATCAAATACGTTGATAGTATCCAATATTGCAGGTGAGTTCGTAGAAGGTTCGTCACACAAATTGATTGGTGCCACAAGTAACGCACAATACATATTATCTTCGTATGATCCTTTAAGTGACAATGTGGAAGATGATACTTATGATAACTACATTATTGAACAAAATGCCAATTCAATTGTTAATTTTTCTGAAACAAATCCATTTGGACAAATATAATGGCCAATATTTTTTATAACAGAGCTCTTCGAAAATATGTGGTCGGTTTTGGAAATTTATTTAACGACATTACTTTGGTAAGATACAATCCAGATTTCTCTGAAGCACAACGAATGATTGTTCCAATTGTATATGCTCCAAAAGAAACTTATGTTGATCGATTAGAAACAGATCCAAATTTAAATAAAAAAACACAAATTACATTACCAAGAATGTCGTTTGAATTACTAGGATTTAATTATGATGCAACCAGAAAATTAAATACTAACACTAAAAACTTTGCACAAACAAGCGCAGGTTTAGTATCTCAGTATAATCCTGTTCCATACAATTTTGATTTTAGTTTATATTTGTATGTCAGAAATATTGAAGATGGTACACAAATTATTGAACACATATTATCTTACTTTACTCCAGATTATACGATGAAATTGAACATGATACCTGAAATGGGTATTGTTAAAGAAGTTCCTGTTGTATTAAATTCAACCTCTCAAGATATTGACTATGAAGGTAACTACGAAAGAGATACCAGGGTTATCATTTGGACACTTAATTTTACCGTTAAAGGTCACATCTTTGGAAAAATCACTGATACTGGTGGACCAATTACACACTCAATCACATCAATCTACAACCAAATCACAGAAGAAGATATTGTGCAGTTTACGATGAATCCTAGTTCTGGAGTTGGAACATATCAAATTGGTGAAACTGTTTATCAAGGTTACTCTGCACCACTGGCAATAGCCACAGGTAAAGTGATTTCATTTAATAATAACATTTTACAATTAAAAAACATCAATGGTAATTTTGTGTCAAACTTACCAATACAGTCCACGAGTGGCAGTGCAAACTATGTGTTTACATCATTTAATCCTGTGTCTCAAAAATTGGTTCAGATAGATATAAGACCACAACCGGCAAATGCTAATGTGTCTTTGGCAAATACTTGGACAGCAAATACAATTATAACTGAATATCCTTAATAAAATATGAACGACTTGAATAAAAACTTATCTGAAATTTTTGATATTGATCCTATTAAAGATCCTGGCATTTTAGATACTCGTACCAAAATGCATCCTGTTTTACCTGTAATACACAAAGATCCTGACTTGAAACAGGACTTGACTGATGCATACCAGCAATCAAAAGAAAATCTACAAGAGATCATCGATGCTGGCAAAGATGCAATGGAAGAACTACGACAGATTGCTTCTGCTGGTCAACACCCACGAGCCTTTGAAGTGTATGGTACACTACTCAAAAATATGGTCGATGCCAATAAAGAATTGTTGGCCATTCAAAAACAAATGCGTGACATGGATGAAAATGCCAAAAAAGATAAAGGTGGAACCAACATTGATAAAGCCATCTTTATCGGTTCTACTGCTGAGCTAAATAAACTCATCAAAGGAAAAGAATGAAACTTTGGGTGAATGTTTGTTTTTATTATGTAGAAGAACGAGTAGAGCGATTTAAAGAAGTAATAAAGACATTATCTGATATATCAAACATTAAATTAATAATTAATAGTAATGTTAATTTTGATGATTCATTACCAATTCATGTTGCAGACCTAAGTGATCCATACTGGCATACTTGGGAACATAAGAAGTATATGCAGGAGTTTCTAGAATCAGACTATACACACTTTGCATACCTTGAAGGCAACATTGAGGTGCAGAAAAAGACATTTGATTATTGGGTAAGAACAAGAGAACTGTTTAAAAGAAACAATTTAAATTTTATACCAGCCGTACATCGAGTACAAAAGAGTGGTGATGATGTATATTCGTTAGATGCAACACACCATCAACGACACAGACCAACCATTGAAGTGGAAGGACAAAAATTCGTTTCTTTATCTGAACCATATCAAGGCATGTTTATTATGGATAAAGAGTTGGTTAAAGAACACATTAACTCTGATTACTTTACATTTGGCCAAAAAGGTTCATGGGGTATTCGTGAGTCAGCCAATCTAGGTAATATGTTTGTGGATATTCCGGCCGGATACGGCCATCGGTATATGTTACCAATAAATAATTTTGCGGTGTCTGACACATGGGTTACACATTTTGGTACTGATTACCATAATGATCCAAAATCGCCACACGCCAAGATAAAAGTTGAGGAATTGCTGAAATAATGGCCACACAAAACAAAGAATCGTATCGGGATAATTCCTTATTAAAACGAATTGGTGTTGAACACCAATTTACAAAAGAGCAAGTGGAAGAGTACATGAAATGTGCTGAAGATCCAATATATTTTTGTATAAACTATATTAAAATTGTGAACGTGGATGAAGGCCTCATTAATTTTAAGATGTGGGACTTCCAAAAAGATATGTTGAAACTCTTTAAGGAAAACCGATTTGTTATTACCAGATGCCCTCGACAGGTTGGTAAAACAACCACTTCAGTTGGATATTTACTTTGGTTAACCATATTCTCAGAGTCGCAGAATGTGGCGGTTTTGGCCAACAAAGGGTCGTTGGCCAGAGATATCTTAGCAAAGTATCAACTGGCGTATGAAAACTTACCTGTATGGCTCCAACAAGGTGTGGTGACATGGAACAAGGGTAATGTGGAATTGGAGAACGGATCCAAAATCGTTGCAGCATCCACTTCTTCTTCAGCGATTCGTGGAGGATCTTTCAACTGTGTATTCTTAGATGAGTTTGCTTTCGTACCAAATAATATTGCCAATGAGTTCTTCAATTCTGTTTACCCCGTAATCTCATCCGGTAAATCCACCAAAATCATTATTGTTTCTACGCCAAATGGTATGAATCTATTCTATAAGTTGTGGATGGATTCAATCGAGGGAAGAAATAACTACAAAAACTTTGAGATTCATTGGTCAATGGTGCCGGGTCGTGATGAAGCGTGGAAAGAAGAAACCATTCGAAACACTAGTCAGAGGCAATTCGACCAAGAGTTTGGCTGCGAATTTTTGGGTTCTTCTAATACTTTGATTTCTGGTTACAAGTTGCAACAATTAAGGTACATGAACCCAATTGCAGAACACGATAAGATGAAGATATATGAACATCCTGTCAAAGAAGGTCATGAAGATGCCAAGGCAGATCATCTCTATTGTATCACAGTTGATGTGTCTGAAGGTAAAAACCTAGATAGTTCAACATTCTCAGTCATTGACATATCTTCCACACCATATAAACAGGTTGCAACTTATTCTAGTTCGTCAATATCACCTATATTATTCCCAACGGTGATTGTCAATGCGGCTAGAGTATACAATGATGCCTATGTTTTGGTCGAAATTAATAATAATCCACAAGTAGCAGACTTTATTCATTCAGATTTAGAGTATGAGAACCTATTGAAAGTATTTACTGGCAACAAAAAACCACAGCAATTGTCTGCTGGTTTTGCCAGAGGTGTTCAGATGGGACTGAAAATGTCTCCTCAGGTCAAGTCGGTAGGTTGTTCTAACCTTAAAACATTGATTGAAGGTGACAAATTAATCATTAATGACTTTGATACTTATTCGGAGTTAACCACTTTTGAACAACATAAGACATCATTTGCAGCTGCGGAAGGTGCAAATGATGATATGGCTATGACTTTGGTCATTTTTGCATGGGCAACAACACAGGCCTATTTTAGAGAAATTGTTAATCATGACCTAAGAAAACAGATTCAGTTGGAAAACATGAATCAAATAGATGAAGATGTTTTACCA